CAACGCATCTATATCACTGAGGGTGAGTTTGATGCTGCATCACTGTATCAGATACTTGGTAAGACATTTCCTGTAAAGTCATTACCATCTGCTAGTATTGGTGAGAAGTTTATTAAACATAATTATCTTTATCTATCGTCCTTCAAAGAGATTATCTACGCAGGTGAACTAGACCATGCAGGACGCAGAGCAGCAGACAAATTGTATCAAGCTTTTCCAGATAAGTTCTGGTATGTGCCGATGTCGAAGCACAAGGATGCCAATGACTTCTTACAGGCAGGTGATGGTAAAGACTTGATGTGGGCAGCTAAGAAGCCTCAACGGTACAGCCCTGAGAACTTCTTCTGTTCTCGTGATGACTTCTCTCTTGCCTTACGTAACGAGAGTCCTTACGAGTATGTATCCACTGGTCATGCAGGACTTGATGAGAAGATCCGTGGCATGGTCAAAGGTGGGCTGACATTTATTAAGGCACCTCGTGGTACTGGTAAGACTGAGGTGATCAGATACTTCGAGACTGGTCTACTTCAAAACGAGAACGTAAAGATAGCATTGCTACACATGGAGGAGATGAAGTCTACAACCCTTCGAGCTATGGCTACCTATCACCTTGGATGCAATGTTAGAACTCACGAGGACGCTGACCGCAACGGCTATACTCTAGATCAAGTAGAAGAAGCAGCAAACAAGATTGCTGACTCAGAGAACAACAGGACAATCATCTTTGAGATGCAGTCTCACGATGATCCTCTGAGTCTACTGGACTATACCCGAATGGCTGTAACATCTTTCGGTGCAGACTATATTTTTGTAGACCATGTTCAAAGACTTGCATACCTATCTAACACTGGTGTTGATGGTGCCACTAGCACACTGACCACACTTGGCTCACGCATGGCTCAACTAGCCAAGGAGTTAAACATAGGTGTGGTATTTATATCACAGGTCAATGACGATGGTAGGACAAAATACGCAGCCTCTCTTGAAGAAGAGGCAATAATATGTATAAAGATAGAGAGGGATGTAGAATCAGAGGATGAGATCCTACAGAATACAACTGAGTTTATAGTTGATAAGAACCGACCTTTTGCTAAACTTGGCAGGGCAGGTTCAGTTTATTATGACCCAGTAACTACGATCTTATCTGAAGAGATTCCATACGAAAGGAGTGATATGGCAGCATGATTGTATTTGATGTAGAAGCTAACGGATTGTTGGACAAAGCAACAAAAATACACTGCCTGTCTTATACCAGTGATGGCAAAGATTATAAAACTATCTTTAATTATTCTGACATGCGTGATCTTATATTGTCTCAGCATGGGTTGGTTGGTCACAATATTGTTAGATATGATGTACCGCTTATAGAAAAGATATTGGGTATTAAGATCAAGGCTCGCTTGTTCGATACGCTACCTATGTCTTGGGTGCTTAACTTAAACCGTTCCAAGCATGGTCTGGAATCATTTGGTGAAGACTTTGGTATTCCCAAACCACAGATTGATGATTGGCACCACTTAACTAATGAGGAGTATGCTCACAGATGTACAGAGGATGTAAAGATCAACTGGTGCCTATGGCAAGATCTTCTAAAAAGGTTTTTGTTTCTATACAAAAGCAAATCAGAACTAGACAAGTTTTTCCGCTATCTAGAATTTAAAATGGATTGCGCAGCAACAGCTGAGAAAGTTGGTTGGAAGTTAGATGTAGAGTTGGCAGAGAAGTGTGTTGCTGATCTTACAAAACAGAAAGCTGATAAGGAAGCTGAACTAATTAGCGTAATGCCAAAGCGGAAAGTGACCACCAAAAAGAGTAGACCAAAGAATTGTTTTAGAAAAGATGGTACTGCATCGGCTCATGGACAACGTTGGTTTGATCTCCTACAAGAGAATGGTTTGCCTTTACATTTTGATGGTGAAGTTGAAGTCATCAAAAGTTGGGAAGATCCAAACCCTAACTCTACAGACCAAGTAAAAGATTGGCTCTACTCTTTAGGGTGGGAACCTTGCACATTTAAGTATGACAAAAATAAGGAGACAGGAGAAGAAAGAAAAATACCACAAGTTCGTAAGGAAGGTGAACTTACAGACTCAGTAAAACTAATTGCAGAAACTAATCCAATGGTAGAAGTGCTTGAGGGTTTGACTGTGATGCAACACCGACTTGGAATCTTTCAAGGCTTTCTTGAATGTGAACAAGACGGATACGTTAGAGCTGAGATTGACGGTCTTACTAACACCTTACGATTCAAGCATAAGAAACCTTTGGTTAATCTTCCAGGAATTGATAGACCGTGGGGCAAGGAGATACGTGGCTGCTTAACAGCACCAACTGGTTACGTTCTTTGCGGTGCGGATATGACTTCTCTTGAGGATACGACTAAGAGACACTACATGCAGCCTTACGATCCCGACTATGTGCATGAAATGTCTCAATCAGGTTTTGACCCACATCTTGACTTAGCCAAACATGCAGGGGCAATCAAGCAGTCTGACATTGATGCTTACAACCACGGAACAAAACCAGAGCTGAAAGCACTACGTAAGAACTACAAAGTTGTCAACTATTCTGCAACCTATGGCGTTGGAGCTGCCAAGTTATCTCGAACCACAGGGATGAGTGTCCCACAGTCTCAAGCATTGCTTGATGCATATTGGAATCGAAACTGGTCAGTGAAGAAGTTTTCTGAAGATCAAAAGGTAAGACAGATCAACGGTGAGATGTGGGTACAAAATCCTGTAAGTGGTTTCTGGCATTCGCTTCGTTATGAAAAAGATGTGTTCTCTACACTTAATCAATCTACTGGTGCATATTGTTTTGACAAGTGGGTTGCTTACTATCGAACACGTAGACCAAATATCATCG